GTTTTCTTTGTTTTTAAATCTTCTCCAGAAGAATGCACTAAGAACAACCCCATAGTCCATGAACCTGACACGAGTTTCGTCGGTTCCTTGATTGTTTTTAAGTACGATAAGATCATCAAACTGAAGATGCCAAATGGGATAAAATACAGTAGCACTAGCATTACGAATACCTCCTTGCGAACAGCTTCTTAAGTCGCCAAACCATTTTTTAAGGAACGGAATCATGCCTGTGTGCATGATCTCTCCGCCACGGATAGGACTACCCAAGGGACGTAACCGCCCAATCTCCAAGCCAATGCCAGCACGTTTGCTGGCATACTTGGCCATCATCTCCCCACTAGCAAATATGCTATCCAAATCGTCGTCACTGCGGATAAGCACACAACTACTAAACTGCTTAGTTGGAGTGCCAAGACCAGCCAGCACAGGTGTAGCAAGAGTAAACAGACCATCGCTAGCACAGTTGTAGTACTCTTTGATGAGACGCATACGGGCCGCATTAGGTTCTTCTTTATGGAACACAGTTGCGGCTGCAACCATGTAACGAACTTGTGGTGTTTCATATATTTCCTTTGTGGCACGGTTACGCACCAAATACTTTTCAATCAGTTGCTCAATGGCTGCATATGAATATTCTTCATCCTTGGCATGATCTAGCATGTCATTCATCTTGTTCCACTCATCTTCTGTGTACCACTCAAGTAGTTCTGAGGTATAAAGACCGGTGTCCACGTTCTTCTTTACAATTTCATAAAGGTGAGGAACTTCGTATGTGCCATAAACATCCTTACGCAACATGCTCAAGCGTTGTTTGCCTGCCACATATTGGTAGTTGGTGTGACCCACATCTGGATTTGATTCAATATCAATCAGGTCGACAATGGCCCGGAGAGTGATACCATCAATCTCTTGTGTTGTAATACCATCGTAAAAATGTAACTGTGCTTTGATCTCAATCATTGATTGACTGACATCGGCAATACCTTGGCAGACTTTAGCAACTTGTGCCTGCCACTTGTCAATGTGTAGTGGCTCTTTTTGTCCGCTTCTTTTAACTACTGTAATCTGCGTCATTCTACTCTCTATCGGTTTAATTGTACTGCTTGGATACTTGTTCTTGTGTCAGCTTCTTGATAATTTTTACTTCTTGGCTGGTATTTACTATGTTGTCGTGGCTCCAATTAAGTATATATTTTGTTTTGTTGACCTGGACTAAATTAAGCCCGGACTCAGTCAAAACCAAGTCTGCAGACTTGATATCTGCACGATCCAACAAAGTTATAGTATACAGGATTCCCAGCCCTCGAGCAAGATCACAATAGGTATTATCGCTTAAAAGTTGCCAAGGATTGGGCCAGGTTTGCCGATCATCCCAGTGTAGGTAATACGGTTGCCACGGAGTCAGGAACCACCATGAATTGACAGCCTCCAAACACGAAGCCAAGGGCAAATCTTTGACAGCTTGCCGTAAATGATACCAATCGGTTAACCGTTGGTCAAAAGTTTTAGGCCACATCAAGCCAAATAGTTAATAGAGTAAATAAATTCAGCAGCAGCATTTATGTTAGTTGTGTTAAACCCAACACTGATAACATCCAGTGTCTGCGACACAAATAATGTCACGCCCAAATTAACGTTTTCGGTATAATTGTCCACAAAGGTTAGTGCACCTGCGCTGTCATTGGCATCAGCTACAACGCTTAGGGTTCCTAATCTTACACCAGTGTCTCGAAGTATGGTGTAATTTACAGTGAATGCTCTTACTTGATCGGCATCTATAGTAAAAATATTAGTAATAGTTGACGTATTGTTGGGCATGGTAAACTTGGTTCCACTTTCAACCGTAAGTGTTCCCAAGCTAATTTGCTTGCCATTGGTGGTGGCAATACTTTGTGTACTGTTTAAAGTAACACGTGGCCAAGCAGTGCCAGCGATGCGATTATTGGCAAATGCATCAGGTCTAGCAAACATGTCGCCCAGACTGACGTTGTTGCTGGTCTGGATATCAATGTTGCTAGTAAATGGATTGGTATACGGTCCAAAATGATTGCCCACATTGTAAAAAATATTTTGAGCACTGATGTTAAGACTGACTTGATCAAACACTATACCTTCAGCATAGATATTATCAAATTTGTTATTGACAATTCTAACACCAGTTGCACCGCCGTTCACCGGAGTCGATGAACCCAGTACAATGCCTTGATAAAATAATTCAAAAGTGCTGTTGCTTATGACAATGCCAGCAATTTCTTGATCAGTTTCGCCAAGGCCGGTACTAGGATTTACACCAAATGTAGTACCACTGAAATCACAATCATCAAATACTATTTGAGTACACACCAAACTACTGGTACTTTCAAAACGTACACAAGCAGTGTCAGCAGCATCGGTATTGAGATCGCTGGCAGTCAATGGACCATAAAATCCTACACTCTGAAAACGACAGTTACTTGCATCTTGTACTAAAAACACACTTGTGGTCGGGTCTTGATTGACAAAACCCATGTCACGCACAGTGATATATTGTGGTGGAGTTGCTCCATTAGCGCCAATGTTAACACCATACTGTAACAAACTATCTGCTGTACGTGCAACAAAAGCATTTAACGTTGAATCATCATCACTGTTGTCTAGTTGGATGACGCTGTTATCGGCTCCTTCGCCATACAAGGTAGCAAAAGGAGGAATGAATATTGTTTCTGTGACTCTGTATACACCGGCTGGGAAAAACAAGCTGCGACGAATTTGTGGGTTTGTTTCTCTGCAATACAATTGATACATTGCGCGATTGATAGCATCAGTGTCGTCGGTTATTCCGTCACCGGTGGCACCAAAGTCTTTGATGCTGGCAAATTGATCTAACCATGACTGTAAACTTTGTGTTACAGGATCGTCGGCACTTGGGCCAGTTTGCACTGTGTAACCGGCGGCTTCACCTTTGTAGGTATAAGTGCTTTGCAGTTCAAGTATGTCAGAGAATTGTGTTAAAATTTCTGTGTTACCAATGACTGGTGCACCTTCTTGAAGTGTGCCATTACCAATGTATAATTGGCGTGTGTCTATACTCCAGCCGAGCTCTGCACCGGCTAGTTGCGGTAAATTTTCTGCTAAACCTTTACGGTTCGTAATACGGGATATTTGTACAATGGCCACTTTTTATTGTCCTTGAATTCTATCCAGTATTTAGCTGTGTCAGGCTTGTAGGTAATACTGCTCTAATCTGCGCCACCATTGGTCTGCCCAGTAGTCAAAATCCTTGCTTTCCAGCGTAAATTCTTGATATACAGGCTGTGTAAGCAGATTGCCCATGCTATCTGTGTTGGGTTTGACGCACATGAGTACTACGCCTTTGCGTATGTTAGTGCCATACACCTCGTTGTGTGCCAGAGCATAGGCCACTAACTGTAGTTTATAATCAGTGATCCAGGATTCTTGCTTGGGTTTATTGGTTTGTTTAAAATCCAAGATGCTTTCGTCTTTTTGATGTATGCCCACACAGTCTGTAGTGCCAGCATATAATCCAGGAAAGTATAAAGGAATCTCTACACCCCAAAACTCGTCAACTCTAGCAAGTCCAGCATCAATTACAGTTTGCGCCATGGCATGACTGGCCCAGCTAAATGGATTTGTGCCACGATCTTTTAGCTCGCCAGTTTTTACATAGTGTTCCAAGTAAGTGTGCATGCGTGTGCCACGATTGGCAGCTTCTGTAGTGATTTGTTGTGCTCTGGCATGTCCTACGTTTTTGCGCCATTGTTCTAGTGCGGCCTTTGATTCAGCAGGTTTAGTTTTGTCCAGGATAGTTGTTACACTCGGCACTTTTGATCCATCTGGAGTTGAATATAAACGCTTGCCTTCTTCGCTGGTACGGCTTAATTCATGGTAATTAAATTTAGGATTGTACATTGAGTTGTTCTATTAGGATTCCGGATTGTTGTAAGAAGTTGACGCCAGTGCTATCACGGTACTCAGTACCATACCACACACGCTTAATGCCAGACTGATAGATGAGTTTGGCACAGTCCAAGCAAGGAGCATGAGTGATAAAAATATCAGCACCCAAACCACTTTCGTTACTTCGAGCCAGTTTTGCAATAGCATTTGTTTCAGCATGTAATACCTCGGGTTTGGTTTTTAGTGATGTAGTATCGTCACTGTGTTGCACTACATCTTCGCAGGTGTTATCCCAACCTGCCGGCATACCATTGTAACCAATACTAATAATTCTGTCGTCCTTGACCACAATAGCACCCACATGTAGTCTGCGAGCGTGTGACAGTTCTGCAAATGTTTCTGCAGTTGTCATGTAGGCTTGTTTGAGTTTGTCTTTCAAATTCTAAAACTTTCCCCGCATCCACAGCGGTCTCGTTCATTAGGGTTACTAAATTCAAAACCTTCGTTTAGGCCTTGACGCACATAATCTATTTCTAGCCCGTCCATTAAAGTTAAACTTTTAGGATCAACCACAACAACAAAGCCATCTTGCTCAAATGCTGTGTCTTCTGGATTTAACGCATCTACGTATTCTAACACATAAGCAAGTCCACTGCAACCGGTAGTTCGCACACCAAGACGAATTCCCATGCCTTTGCCACGTTGAGTCAAGTTCTTTCGAATACGTTGTCCGGCTGTGCTAGTTACAGTGATCATACACTGAAACTGCTGCCGCACCCGCAGGTGGTAGCAGCATTGGGATTTTGAATACTGAAGCTACTGCCGTATTGATCTTCTTTATAGTCTATTGTAGCATCAGTTAGATATTGCATGCTCATACTGTCAACGAGTACACCATCAAACTCCCAGTCGTCCTCGGCCTGTTGATCATCTAACGTAAAGCCATAGCTAAAGCCACTGCATCCGCCACCTTGTACAAAGGCACGAACCTTTAGTTTGGGATTGTTTTCTTCGGCCAACAAGTCGGCCATTTTAAGTCTAGCAGATTCAGTTATGGTTATCATACGTTATTCTTTGCGTCCGCCAAACAGTTGTAACAGATGCAAGAACAAATTGATAAAATCCAAATACAAGGTCAATGCACCCAGCACTTCGGTATTACCATTGCAATCCACCGACACCAGTTCTCGAATCCGTTGTGTGTCGTATGAAGTAAGACCCAGAAAAATCACAATGGCCAAGCACGAGATAACCATTTGTGCAACCGAACTGCCAATGAAGATATTGATAATGCTGGCAACAACAATGGCAATCAAGCCCACAAACATCCATTTACCCAGACTGTCAAGACTTTGCTTTGTAAAGTATCCGTATATGCTCATGGTAGCAAACAACACCGCAGCCGACATGAATGCACTGACAATGCTACCAATGGAAAATACTACAAAAATTGTGGCAAAACTCACTCCCATCAAAGCAGCAAATACATGCAAGGACACCAGGGCCTGTGCTCGAGACAGTTTTTCCATGCCAGCACTTATTACAATAATCATTAGCAAAGGTGCAAAAATTACAATCCATTTCATTGCGCCTGTAAACAAAAATTGCATCAAGGTTGGACTTGATGCCACCAGCATGCTAACCAACATGCTGTTGACCACGGCCAAAAACATGTTGTTGTATACACTCAACATGGCCGAGTTGATTTGTGAGGCTGTTCTATAAATTGCTGTATTAGTCATTTAAATGTTTTCCTTTATAATCTTCTATCGCGGCTTTAATAGCGTCTTCCGCAAGGATGCTACAATGAATCTTAACCGGCGGGAGCGCGAGTTCCTCTGCAATTTCAGCATTCTTAATTGATCCAGCTTGCTCCAACGTTTTACCCTTGACCCACTCCGTGACGAGCGAACTACTCGCGATCGCCGACCCACACCCGTATGTTTTAAATTTTGCATCTGTTATTATTCCATCTTCAACTTTGATTTGTAAACGCATCACATCACCGCAGGCAGGTGCGCCAACAACTCCTGTACCCACTCCGGAATCTTGCGCATCCAGTTTGCCAACGTTTCTTGGATTTTCATAGTGATCGATTACTTTTTCAGAATAGGCCATTGTACACTCCTTTGTATATTATAACACAGCAGTCAAGTATTTACAACGATTTTTGGTTATTGACGGCGCTTCAATGCTGCTTTGGCATTTGAATCTACCACAGCACGGGCTTGATCCACACTCATCCCGGTTGCCTGAGATTTGGTGTTGCCAGAAAATTGAATTACATTAGATCCAGGTTGAATCGGTTGTAAAATATTTTTCAATGGATCTTGACTGATCATTTGATTGAGATTTTCAGGCGTTACATTTACATCTAAACTTTGAGCCAGGTCAATGAATGCAGCCTGACTTATTTGTGTTTGTGCGTTTTCGTCTTCGGCACGATCTTTAAGAAAAGTTGCCAATGCTAAAAGACGCCGATTGTCAGCGTCTTTGTTTAGATTGACCAACTCGTTGATTAACATTATCTACGAGCACGACCCAGTGTCGAAGCAACTGGTTCAGATTCTGGCTCTTCGACATCAATGTCAGTTACATCAACTTCCTCTTCTCCGGGTGCAGGCAACTCAGTTGGCATTTCAGCGCCTAGGTCTGCACCCATGTCGGCGCCAGGAATTTGTGGTGCTTGTCCTGTCACTACACCAAGTGCGGCTTCCAATTGCTGTTTAGCACCTTGTAGATTTTGCAACAGGCCGCTGAGTGCAGCACTGGCATCGCCGTTGAACTGAGTAGCTTGATCAACTCCAACTTCGTTCTTGATCTGATCTACCAAGGCTGGCAAGTCTTTGAACTGCATGGCCGAAACTTGTTCACTCATTTTTTGTACTTGATCTACCATGTCCTGACTGGCTAGTACAACTTGAGCTTGTTGAATCTCACTGGCTTCACGCAAACGGCGAGCTTCACTCATTGGCATTGACAATTGTTTTTGTAAGTCTTGCAATTCTTGTTGTTTGACTTTGATTTGATCACGGATTTGCCGATCACGTTGTTGTTTTTGCAAGGTCATTGCGGCTGCTTGTTTTTGTGGATCGGCTGGCTGTGCCATTGGTGTTGCGCCAGCCGGTGCAGCCATTGTGTCTTGTTCTTTGAGACGGGCACTTAATACCTGCTCCATCATGACCAGTTTCAAGTAAGCAGGATTTTGTTCACTGCGATGAAATTCTGGAGTGCGACGATGTTCGCGAATTAAACGTGTGACGCCTTGTAATAAAGTGCGTGCCTGTGATCTATTTAAATGATCAACACTGATGTTTTTACCAAAGTAACTTTCAAATACTTTAGCGGTTTGTTTTGCTGGGTTGGCCACGGCCAGTTCTTGCAGTTTCATTGTCGAATCCTCGTTGTTGCAAGTATTTAGCCAAATTTACACAATTGGCCAAATCATTTTCTAGTATCTTTTTATGGATAAGTTTGGTTTCGAGCTTTATAGCAACTGTTTCTCGAAATTCTGGGTTTTTACTACGGTCTGCAATTTGCGCTCTAGCGGATATATCTCTTGTGACATTGGACAAGGCATTGTCTAAATTTAACAGTTTTTGAGCCAGGTTATAATCACGAAATTTGTCAGCTATACACCAACTCAAAGCCGAACGTGATGTGCTAAATGCTCCTACTTCGGTGCTGTGGCACATTACCTGATATTGATGCCGATCGCGGGTGATTCGATACTTGTCAAATACTTCGTAATCGCCTTCATCGTTTTGCCAAATAGTATTGGTCATTGTATCACCAAATTCTCGACGAAATTCACGTTGAAATTCTTGTGCGTTCATTTAATAACGTAGTTACTGATCAAATAGCCCGACAGTGCAACCAGTCCGCCAATAATACCTATGCCCCAATTTATCAGTTGGTCGGTACGTTTTTCATTGATCTTGGCCACCATGTCATGCACTTCACGTAAAAGAACATTTAGTGCACCGATCTTGCTTTCCACATGCTCGAAGCGTTGTTCTAATGCATTGTATCTTTCTGCACACAATTCTACATGTGCTTCTAGACTCTTTTTTTCAATTTCTGTGGTGTCTGACATAATCTATCCTAGTTCAATATTTATCGAATCGAACCAAACATTTTGATCAGGGCCGCTGGTTATCAATGCTGTGGCCATTATTTCACCATTGTCCAGGTTGGTAATCATGGGCACTCCATCAGCATCGTTGCGCAGTACGCTAACAGGATCATCTGCGGTACCGTAAACATCGGCCACATCTGTGGTGAATTCAAACTCCCAGGCACCATCATGTCGTTCGGGCGTGGTCAGATTGTCAACCTGTGTTCTAAGGCCAATTAACTGTGTAAGTGTTTCTAAATTTCGTTGTTGATTTCTACTGCGATTCCATTCTGCGTCGGTGTTAATTAGTTGTCCAGCACGATCACGAAACGGTACTCGTGAGCTTTTAAAATGTCCTGTAACACCTGTGGCAGTACTATCAAACAAACAACGACAACGGAATCGATTCATTATAGACGTATTTAACGCCAACAAAAAACCCTGGAGTTTTAATTCCAGGGTTTAGTGTTTTAATTAACTCAGTTAATTAAGATGCTGTTGTA